CTGGTCTTCGCGTAGATTGCAGCGTGCAGTGCTACGGGGATGATCTGCATGATGGACGGCAACTGCTTGTCGAGCGCAGTCTCTACCGTCTCCGCAATGGCGCCGGATTCTGGGCGTTGGTAGCCCACCAGCGCCGCGCCCTTGCCGCTTGCGGTGCTGGCAAGATCCGAAGAGACCCCGGAAAGCTGCGAAAAATTCACAGCATCGCCAGAGCTTGACCCGTCGCCCAGTCCAGTCAAACGGAACCCGCCAAACGGGATATCGGCTGTCGGTGGCGCCTGGCCATCGCGCGGCAAGCTGTTGGTGATCTCGGACGCGATGTCCGACATGGTCGGATTGGCCCATGTGGTCAGCACTTGCGTGCCTGGAACAACTGGGTTGCCTGCGGGCAGAGACATCGTGCCGGTTCCGGTACGTGGCATATTGGTGGTCCTTGTGTGATAGGCCGCCTCGCGGGGGGCCATGTGGTCAAGTATGGAAAAACTCTTCTGGGCGAATGCCCTGCGCCCGTTCGCCTTCCTGGCGCTTTGGTTGGCGGTAATATGGCCCGTCACATGGGCCGTGCAGCGCTACATGCGAGAAGGCCGGGTCAAGCGCCTACTGTTGCGGCGATGGGGTGGCCATCATGATTGCCGGGGGTGATGACCCGGCAGACATCGCGCGCAGCAACTGCGCCGCCATGCGGTTCGGGATGAGTTGGCGCGCCGATGCCTGCGACAGTGCCTGAGCCGTCATCTGCGGGCTCAGCAGCGTCTGCCCGAGTTGCTCGATCACGCGGGGCTCGGCGATGCTGGCTGCGAACTGCGCGGGCCTGAGCAGGGTCTGAATCAGCGCATTCTTGGCGACCGCATCAGGCACGCCGAATGGCCCCAAGGTGCTGCGGATGATGTTCTGCGAGACGGCATTGGCTACCGTGTCGCTGCCTGGGGCTGCGGCGGCAAGCGTGGCATTGCTGCTGCGCGCGAGATCCTCGCCAACGGCATTGAGCGTGCGCATGTTCGTGGGCCCGAGCACCTCGGATGCCGTCGCGCTTGGGAAGCCCAGAACACGCTGAGCCAGGGCGTCGCCATGCCGCAGTGCCTCGGCATAACCAGATGCCCGCAGGCTGCCGTTGCCGCCGAAGTCGCGCAGCGCAGGGATGGCCTTGTCCGCGATGGCCTGACCGACCTCCATGCTGTTGATGGGCTTCGACATGTCCTGAAAGACATTGCGCGCCGTCGTGTACATGGGGGAAATTGCCTGCATCTCGTTGAGCAGGTCACCCTTTATGCCGTTCAGGGCCGCCGAGCCATGCCGGGCCAGCGCCGTCAGTGGACTGCCTCCGTTCAGTTGCTGGTCGATGGCCAGCTTCGTGTAATGCAGGCCCTTGAGTGTCGCCAGCGGGTTGCCGAGATCAAACCCCTGATTTGCCGCGAGGTTGCGCGCGGCGTCCATGGCGTCTTGGAATGCCGGCCGCTTGGCCAGGCCTTGCAGGGCGGGCGAGATCGGCAGTTCAGGCACGGCCTGCAGCCCGGTACCCGAAACCATGGAATTGATGCCCTGGGCGGCAGAGCGTTCCAACTGCTGGCGGTGTGCGTCGGAAGCGAAGGCGCTTCCATAGTTCGTTTCCGCGGCGGCGTCGCGCGCGGCAACTGCGCCGGCCATCTTCGATTCATCGCCTGCCACCGAACGCAGCGCCGCCACCCGGGCCGCCGTCTGGGCCGCCTTTCGGTCATCGAATGCTTGGCGAACGACGGCCGGGCTCAGGGACTTGGCTTGCTTCTCAAGCTGGGCAATACCGGTCAGCCCGGACGCCTCGGCTGCAGTCGGCAGTGAGCCGGGAACGATCTCGCCGCCGCCGCCGTTGAGCGCCTGCACAGCGCGCGGCGTATCTGGCGCGAACTGGCGCAGCATGTCGCCGACCATCTTTGCCCGGCCCGACTCGAAGAACGGCTGCAAGGTGGACTTGACCAGCCCATACCCGGACTGAAGCGCCCGGCCCGCCACATTGCCGACAGCGCCGCCAGACGCCCCTAGCCCGGTGTTTGCCGCGGCTTCGCTCAGGCTCTCGGCCGGCGCCAAGGCACCCATTGCGCCACCGGCCAGCGCTGCGCCGCCAAGGGTGTTGACACCAGGAACCAGGATGACGGGCAGGCTTGCGGCGATGCTTCCGGCGACATTCCCCGCAGTGCCGGCCCTGGTGCCCATCAATGCCGCATCGCGTGCGCGTGCCTGCTTGATGTCATCCACCGATACAAGGCCGACCTTCTGCCCGATGCCGCGCGCCAGGTCCGTCATCCCCTTGCCGATCCCAGCAAGGGCCAGATCCATCGTGCTCATGCCGTCAGTCGGGTCAGCCGTCAGTGGCGGCAGAACACTGCCAGCGGTCAGCCGGTCTGTCCAGTGCTGCGACGCCGGCAGAGACCCGATCTGAGGCGCCAGGCGGTCGGTCCAGTCGCTCACTGCAGCACCCCCATGGCCTTGGCTTGCTTGGCTTTCTTCAGGAACTCGGGCCTCTCACTGGCGGGCATGAGGGACAGGATGCGCAGCCGCTCCTTGTCATCTGCCGCGTGCTCGATCTGCCACAGCCGCGGATCTGACATCGGGGCGAACTTGGTCTCGAAGTCGGCATAGGCCTGCGGACTGGTGGTGTTCGGGTTCGGGGCTGCGCGGTCCTTGGCAATCATCATGCGCTGGTAGGCGATCAACTCCTGGGCAGCTTCCTTGAGCGCCGGGGCGTTCATGGTCTTGGCGTTCGGGTTCGCAGCCTCAAGCAAGGATTGCAGGGCGTCCGTACCCCCACCGCCTGCTGCGCTGCGCTGTGCACCCACCAGCATGTTCAGGTTCTTGCTCATCAACTGGAAGTTTTGCGCCGAGTCCTTGCCGATGGGTAGCCCCAGGGTCTGCAGCACGCCGTTCACGAACTGGATGCTGTTCGCGCCGGCGCCAGCCGTGGTCTTGTCGGCAAGCTGCTCGATGGACTGCAACAGCCCGATGGCGCGCGGGGCCGCTGTCGTAGCCTGGGTGTGCAGGTCGTTGTAAGCCTGCACCGCATTCTTGGCTGTCCCGGTGCCAAGGGCATCTGCCGTGGCTGCCTGGCCCAGCGCCGGCCCCGTCTGCAGCCCCTTGGATGGACCGACCACCTGGGGAGAGACGCGGGCAATCTCTCGGTCGATGGCCGCCAAGTCGGCGGGCGTGGTCTTGGGGTTCTTGACCATGGCCGTGCGCTCTTGAGCCAGGATGGCGAGCGAGTCGGCGCCATAGTTGTTGCCCTGCAACCCCTGCGGCACCCGGTTTGGCGCGCCGCTTGGTGCGGCCGATACCGGTGCGCCGCCTGTGGCTTGGACTTGCGGAACCCCCGACAGGCCGGGCACCGGGGGTGGCGTCAGCACGTTGCCAGCGTAGTTTCGGAATGGCGCGCCCGTCTTCGGGTCGAAGCCTTCCACCAAGGCGAAAGGCGCCTTGCCACTTTCCTTTGCCGCCGTGGCTGCTGTCATCGCACCAACACCGCCAGGGACAGGAACAATCTGCCAGCCCTGCGGCGTCTGCACCGCCTGGAACCCCTCTGGAACCTGCGGCAGTTGCTCGCGCGTTCCATTCGGGTTCTGGACATAGCCGCCCGGGCGCAGGCTGGTGGGGGCGATGTAGTTCTGCTTCGTGACGTTGTCGCGGATGATCTGCTGGCCCTGGGGCGATGCGGGGTCGATGCCAGCGCTGGTCAGGGTCTTGGTCAACTCGGTGCGGTTGTCCGTGCGGCTCATCAGCTCCTTGACGTAGGCCTCAGGGCCACCCATCAGCAGCGCAGCCATGGCTTTCTGCGGGTCCATGCCTGGCATGGCCATTGGGCCGGCTGCCGGCGCAGCGGGCGCGGCAGTCTGCGGAATGGCGGGCGCAGCCGGTGCGGGCTGCCTGAGCATGTCGGACATGCGCGCCGCATTGGCCTGGGTCGGCCCTACGCTGCCGAGCTGCGCCCCGGTGCCTAGCGCCGCAGCGGCCGGGCTGGGCGTTGGCGGAACTGCCGCGAGCGATGACATGGGCGTGGGGTCGCCCGTGCCGTCCGCTGCCGGCGCAGGTGCAGCGCCGCCACCCGGGCCGAAGATCATGGAGCGCATCAGGTCGCTCTGGCGCGCCGCTAAGGCTGCCGTCTGCTCGTTCGCCGCGTCCTGCTGGCGTCCTCCCATGTAGGCCATGAGCATCTGCGCCATGGGCTGCAGCGGGTTCACTCGCACCACCCGCCCGGACACCATCTCGGCCGGGTTGATGGGCTGCATGGCCTGCTGCCGCAGCATCTGCGCATAGGCCTGCGCCTGCTGCGCCTGCTGCTGGGCAAGCGGAAGGCTTGGGTCGAGTGCGCTGTACGGGTCCATGCCGGCCATTTCAGCCCCCCATGAAGTTTTTGAGCAGGCCCGGAACGGCTGCGCCGGCTGGTCCCATCAGGTAGGCCGCACCGAGCTGGCCCGCCGTGCCGAGCAGCCCATTGATCCCGGCTTGGCTGGCGTTCGCGTTGGCGATGTTGGCCTGCCCAGTCATGTTGGCCGCACCCAGCATGTCGGCTCCCGTGGTGGTCTGCTGCTGCGGCACGCTGGAGAAAATCGGGTTGCTGACCTGGCCGCCGCTGCGCAACGCGCTGATCATGTTGATGGGGTTAGCCTTGAGCGCCGTCTGCGTCTGCAGCGCTTGCTGCTGAGCCTGCTGGCCCATGCCGAACCCGCTGGTTATGGCGTGGTCGCTGGCGTTGTTCTCGTTCACGCCAAGGGTGCGCTGCATGTCGTTCCACGCGGCTGAGCCCCGGGTGATGCCCTGCTGTGCGGCCTGGGTCTCGGCCATCTCGCGCGCTTTGGCGAGATCGGGCTGAGCCATTCGCATGTAGGCCTGCTGCCCCGACTCGCCCGCGTTGACCATGTTGGCAGGAAGATCGGCCGCGGTGATCGGGTGCGACATGTCCGCCCCGATCTGGCCCAGGGTGCTGCCTGCCAGGCCCAGCAATCCGGAACCGAGCTTGTTGTTCTGGTCGTAGAGATTTTGCTGGTCGCGCGAATAGGTCTGCGTCGCCGTCCATGGGCTCTGGTCGTCCTTGGGGGCGGTGTACGTCAGGCTGCCCTGGGGCGTGACCTGATTGACCCGGTTGGCCATCGTCGCGTCTTTGGCGGCCTGCAGGTTGCCCGCAGCGGTCGCCTGCGCAGCCCCGGCATAGTCAGGGGTGGGTGCGGATTTTGAGCCCATGGTGTCCTCAGATGTACCGGCAGCTTGCCCGGGTCATGCTGTAAATCAGGAGGTCGCCCCCCGGTGATGCGTCGGTGATGGTGGCCTCAAGGACAAACCCGAGGTGCTCATCGAATTGGCGGGCCGCCAAGTTGGCCGCGTCCACCAGGCCCAGCACCTTGATCACGCCAAGCTGGCCGAACGCGTAGTCGAAGCAGGCCCGGGTGAATCCTCGGGTCAGCCAGTTCACGCCCGGCAGCGCGGCGACGTGCATGCACACGCTGCGGCCGTTCCACTGGTCAAACTTCACCCCGGCGATGAGTCGGCCCGTCTCATCCTCGATCCCGATACCGCTGGCGCCAGCGTCGCGCGTGCCGCCGTTGATCGCGTCCACGAACTCGACCACTGGGCGGCCTGTGACAATCCGTCTCACAGCACGCCGCCCACCTCAAACGTATAGTCGGTCGAGGCCCACCGCAGCGACTGCATGTTTGTCGCGCTGACGAGGTGCAGGCCGGCGCAGTAGCCCAAGCCAAACGCAGACTGCCAGCCTTTTTGGTAGGTTGGAGCTCCCATCCAGACGGTTGAACTGGTGTCCCACTTTGCCGCCGCCGCATCCCACACTGTCGATGCCACGGCCGATGCCGTCAGCGTGGTGGTGGGGGCGGTCTGGTCGAAGTCCGTGTTGATCCCGATGTTGAGCGCCGGCCGGTTGTCCCAGGCCAGCATGGGGCGGATCTGGCTGAATTTCTTCAATTGGGTGGGGCTGCCAAAATAGTTATAGCTCTGCAGCGCCTCAGCCTGGATGTTCAGACCGTCGTCACTGGTGCCGCTCCATGCCTTGTACACCTTGCCCCCGGCGCCGCCGTAGAACAGTTCGTCGCTGAGCAGCTCGAAATCGTAGGCCGTCCAGCCGACGAAGCGCGCCCAGGCCTTGCTGACTGTGTTCATCACATACTGGTGCGTCACCGTGTCCGACAGGGGTACGTTCACCAGCACCATGTTTTCAGACGGGAAAACGAAAACCTGCCAGCCGAAGTTGGCTGCATACTGGCTCGTGGCCGTGCTCATGGCCCACTGAATTTTATCGGACAGCGCCTCAGCGACCTGCACCCGCGAGGACTGCAGCGCGGCCGACAGCGGCACCAGGCCATCACGCCCGACGATCAGGCAGTCACCCGCAAATTTCACCGTCGACCGCTCACCCATGGGCGAGCCGATGGAGTACATGCCCACGAGCGACCATGTGGCGATGGTGCTGGGGTCGGTGCCCTTGTAAACAGCGACCTCGCCATTGCTGGTGATGATGACGAGCATGTCGTCAATGCCATATCCCGCGTCCAGCGTCCACACCTGCATGCACACGATGTGCCCGCCTTGGCGGAACAGCGAGCCAAAATCGAACTTGACGGCCGTGCCGCCGATGCTGCTGGTCGGCAAATACCAGCCGACTAGGCTTCCCTTCTGCACGAACCACAGGCGCTGCTTGTGCATGCAGACATTGGACCACTGAGAGGTGGCAATGCCTGTCACGCCTGGCGCATAGGTGTAGGTGCCGATGACGGTCATCGGCCCGCCCGGTGCCCCGCCTGCGGTGTAGGTGAAGGTGCTGGCGCCGGTCACCGTGATGGCCACGGCTGCCACGTTGTAGGCAGCCGGCGTGGCGCCCACAACGGTAACGCTCATGCCGGTGGCCAACTTGTGCGGGGTGGCCGTGGTGATGGTGACCAGCGCACCGACGGCAGAGCCGGACGAGATGACCGCCCCCACCCCGTCGCCGATGCTGGCCCAGCCGGTGCCGTTGTAGACCTGCATGAGATCGGCGCCGTTGACCATCACGAGGAACTGCCCGGCTGCCGTGCCCATGTGGGCCCGCTGAAATCGGCTGTTTGCCAGGCCAGTCACCAGGGCCGCGCCCACCGCGCCAGGCGCTGTCGCATCGAAGATCGACCCCGAAGCCACCGCGAACAGCTTGGATGTGCTGCCGCTGTTGTAGGCCGTCAGCGTCTCCACGGCGCCAGACATGCCGGTAGCCCAGGCTGTGCACCCGCTGCGCACACCCACATCGAACGGCGTTGGCCACCAGTTATCGAGGATGACCGCATCCTCCCGCGGCATGTGTGCCAGGCTGTCGCGCTGGTTCCACCCACCGACCGGTGCCGGGACAGAACGCACCACGGCGCGCTGGCCGCGGTTGATGCCTGAGCGGTTGACCTTCATGAGCTTGGCACCCCAAAGCCGGCGTCAGGGATCTGCGAGGAGGTGATCAGCGGCGAGCTGACAAACTGCCTGTTCATGACGATGCTGCGGGCGCCGCCACCATCGCGCGCGGCGCGGCGGCCGCGAGCGTCGCAGTAGGTCTTGTACTCCTCGTCGTAGGAGAAGCCCTTCGCCCTAAGCCACCGCCACTTGATGCCCAGCGTCATCAGATCCTCATCGAGCACAGCCACATCGCTGTCGAGGCGGAAGGCCGTCTGGAAGGCGGCCGACTGCGGGCTGATGTCGGTGCCGGTGGGCACGCAGAACCCGCTGCTGATGTACTCGTAGACCAGCACATTGTTCGAGGTCGGCGCGGGGTCGAGCAGGAACTTGTTGCCCTGCACCCGGAAGCGCCTGCGCGGGCCGGTTGGCACGATGCCAGACTTCAGCACGCCCCACTCCTGCGGGGTGAGCGGGCCCAGCATTTGCCACCTGTACTGCCGGTCCCAATACGTCTGGTTCAGGCTGTGGTCATAGTCGGCCGGGAAGGAGTAAGCGATTTTCGAGAAGGTCAGCGACAAGGCCGACCCGCTGGCCGTAGCCACTTGGTCGACCGTCACCTGGGTGGGGCCGTCGATGCTGAGCACGAGCGCAGACGGCGCCAGGCCAGAGCCCAGCGGGCCGCTGCAGGCCATGCCCACAGTGATGCCGGTCGAGCTCTGCACCGTCACTGCAGCGCTGTTGGCCACGAGCGTGCAGCCGGCTAGGGTCAGGTACTGCGTGGTGAAAAGGTACTGCTTGCTGAGCACGCTCCAGCACGCGTCTTTGACCGGGTAGGCCGCCAGTTCCTTGCCCTCTCGGTTGGCGAACGCGGCCAGTTGCAGGATCTGCGGGTCAGTGCTGGTCAGCGCCGCATTGGGCACGGGTATGCCGACCTCCAAGCACACCGTCTGGATCATGCTCAGCAGCGACATGGATCAGGCACCCAGGATGGCTGTCCACTGCGTGGCGCTGACCTGTCGGAACACTGCGCCTTTGGTCGACGCCACCGCAAACGCCGCATTCGCTGCGCCGGTGTTGATGTTGCCCCCGGTGGGCGGATAGACGCTTAGCGAGCTGGCGCCCAGGTTGAAGACTTCCACCGTGTCGCCCGCACTGCGGTTTGACGGCAGGATGACGCCGGTCGATGCGGCCGTGGTGCTGACCACGTTGACATCGGAAAAGATGGCCGTGGCCGTGCCTTGCGTGCTGCCGGCTGCGGTGATGGCGGTCGTGATGTCGCCGGCCACCTGGCCTGCGAGGCCGGCCGATGCGCCCATGCCCATGAGCTTGGCTTGAGTGGTCATGTCAGTCTTTCTGCGCGTTGCGCTTGGGGTTGCGTTGCAGTTCCGCCAGCGCCGCCGACAGCTCTGCCATTTGCTCTTTCTGCCGCGCCAGTTCGAGGCGCATGGTCTCATTTTCCTGCACCATCTTCGACACCGCGGCGCCGCCCGTGGCCTGGTCGAGGTAGAGCTTTGCCTTGTCGCGGTACATGCGCGCGCCAAGAAACGTCAGGTTCGCCTCGCCGATGGCCGCCAGGCTTTCCACCGTCTTGATGCCCATGTCCTTGAGCATGCGGACATCCGCCTTGGTGATCAGTGGCCATTCTTCGAGCGGCTGGCCATCCTGCGCCTGCTCCTCGCCGGCCTGGAACGCGGCCCACTGGCGCGGGAAGCGCTCGGGGTCGCCCGGGCTGCTGCTGTCCGCCTTGAGCTTGGCTGGCCGGTGCACGGTCTTGGTCCGGTCGCCCGGGAACATCACCGTGATAAACGGGATGTTGCGATAGACCGGGTGGCCCTGCTGCTCGCTCTCGTAAGGCTGGTGCACAGCCTCGACCGAGAACTCGACGTACAGATCCTTATCTTCACCGTGCGCGACATGGAGTTGATTGCCAACTTTGACGACACGACCTTCTGCCAGTTCCATGGGATTCCTTCAGGGCGGGGAAAGGCCCGCCGAAGCGGGCCGGGGTGGGCGAGCCAGCGGGCTCAGGTGATGGCGCTTTGTGCGCAGGGGCGCTGCAGGTAGACAACGGCCTGTGTGGCGCTCAGCACGGTGGCACCCGTGCCGGTGCCAAGGGTAACTGCCGGGGCGGTCGAGAACTGCGCGTTCAGCACCTGCTTGCCGGCAACGGCTGTGGGGGACACCACGCCGGCAGCCTGGAAGTAAGCCGGGTTGCCCGCCACAGGCGCGCCCTGGCAGGTGGTGATGGCATTGCCCTGGACCTGGAACCAGCCCCAGTTGGTCACCACGCCGGCCGAGACAGCCACCGCCAGCGGCTTGCCGGTGTTGGCCGTGCCCGCCCAGGCCGTGGCCGACTGCAGCACCACGCCGCCCGACAGCGACGGGGTCAGTTCGCACACCGTGCCTGCGGCGATGGTACCCGAGTACTTCGCATAGACGAAGGTGCCGGCGCCCAAGTTGGGGTCATAGCCACGGATCTCGGTGTTGTAGAAATTCGCCCGGCCTGAGCCGGTGCCGGCGGTCAGGTTGAGCGGGCCGGGGCCGTTGTTGTCGACGGTGGACAGGTCCACGGAGCCGATCAGGTCGTCATACATCAAGTAAGCCATGATGGTCCTTTCAATATTGGTTCGTTGATCAGGCGGTCAGAACGCCCTGGAGGAAGGCATTCGACAGCGTGAGGTTGCCGGCGAACCCGAGTAATTTCACCATCGCGTCCTGGTTTACCGCGAAGCGATCGTCGCCGATCGGCGAGAAGAAGCGGTCGGCATGCGGGCGGAAGTAGATGTACTCCGTGTTCAGCATGAACATGCTGTTGGTCGGCGCTCCGCCACCGAAACCTCCGTCCAGCACCACGTCGCTGCCCATGTACTTCAGCGACTGGAAGCCGGCCGACGCCATGTCTTCCGACTGCACACGCTGGATGGCCTGCAGGCTCTCCAGATACAGGCGGTAGTAGTTGTTGTCGGCCACGATCAGGTCAGGCGAATCCGCGCCGCGCACAAGCTGCAGGTACAGCCGATTCATGAACGACTGGATATTGGCCGCGGTGACCGGCGCGCCGCCGTTGGTGACACCAGAGAACGCGACGTTGCGGAAGAAGCTTCCCACCGTGGTGCTGCGGTCGATGCCACCCACCGTGCCGCTGGTCGGGGTCGTGCTGATCAGAAGCTGCAGGCCGCCGATCTGCCGGCCACCGTCTGCCGTGCCGTCCGAGTACATGTCCAAGGCGATGTTGTTCACCATGGTTTTCTCGGCATTGCTGATGCGGCTTTCCAGCAGGTCGATGATGGCTTCCGGCCCGTTGTTCTGCAGCATTTCCAAGCCGCTGATCGAGATAGCCACCGCCGCCTGGGCATAGTTGTATTCAGCCGCCGTAAACACGTCGCTCGGGCTGATATTCAGCGCCTCATACCCCGAGTAACGCTTGAATGTTCCATTTTGGGCATATTCGATTTCCTGGACGATGGTGCGCCCGCCCGTGACCTTCTTGACCTTGCCCTTCTTCTTCAGGCGGTTCAACAGGGCGTTGTTCTTGGTGACGTTGTCCTGCAGCTTGCCGGTGCGGTTGCGCAGGGTCGTGGTGACGATTTCCGTCATCGTTGACGAGGGATTGACGAGTGCCATGATGGCCTTTCAGATGGGTTGGATTTCAGATGCGGAAGCCTGCAGTTTGCAGGTTGGCCGCGAGTTCATCGCGCAGGCTGGCGTGCTGGACACGCTGCGAGCCGTTCGCCCCTGGCGACCCGGTGACGCTGACGGCAGCCGCCTTCGCCCGGTCTACCTTGGCCTTGAGCGCATCGGCCTGGCTGGTCGTCCGCTTCGCCACCTCGCCTTGCAGCCAGAGCTGCGAGGTCGTGGGGTGGGCACGAAATGCCTGGTCGTAGGCGCTCTGAAGGTCGTTGGCCTGGCCGCTCTCCATGAGGGATGCCATGACGGGGCGAAGGGTGTCGAAGTGGGGCTTGTCGGCCTTGAAGGACTCGATTTCGCTCATCAGCTTCGACGCGGCGGACTGCTGCGCGGTCTGGGCTTGGTTGTTGATGTAGGCGCTGAGGTCTGCCACCTGCCTTTGCAGGGCCTGGACCGTGGCGTCAGGGGCTGGCGCGCCCGCAACAACTTGTGATAGGTCAACCCCATACTGTTGGGCGATGGTGCCCAGCAGTTGGGTCTTCGCCTGCGCATTGCCGTTGCGCAGGATGTGGTCCGCATTGAGCAGCGACTGCACCGCTTGTGCCGGTGTTGCGCCCACTGCGTTGATGTTGGCCATGTACGGGGTCAGGGTGTCCCGCATGGCCTTGCCGAAATTGCGCTCCTCATCGAGGCGGGTGAAGCCCTTGTGGACTTCCGCTTCGCGCGCAGCAATGATGGCCTGTGCCTTGGGCGGGAGGGTCGCCCATTCGGCCTTGGCTTCCGCACTCCAAGCGGCTGGCGGCTGGACTGCAGGGGCTGCGGTTTCCGTCGTCTGCTCGGTGGTGCTCGTGGTGGTCTGGGTGGCCGCGTCGGGCTTATCGCCCTCGGTGGCCTGCGCGGCTGGCTTGGCGGCATCTGCCGGATCTGCCTCGCCGCGCTTTGCAAATCGTCCGCCCTCATCCCGGTCTCGGGTGATGCGCTCGCCCTCGCTTTCCTCGCCCGCGCTTTCAAACGCGGCGGCGATGGAATCGCGCAGGCTCAGTTCTTCGGTTCCGGTGGACAGCTCGTCATCTGTTCCGGTGTCGTCAATCGGGGGCATCACTTCTCCGGTGGGCGTAAAAAAGCCCGCTCAGGGCGGGCCGGTTGGGGGTCAAGAAAACCGCGCCTTGGCGTGCACGATGGGCGCCAGGTCGGCGCGCAGGTCGCGCGACACGTCGGGCGCCTTGAACTCGGGCTGTTTCTCGTTGCCGATCTCGACCAGCCGATTTCGCTTCAGGTGCTCACGGTGGGCGCTGCGAGAGGCTACCTGTTCACCAGTAACGACCGATCGGTACGGCTGGATGTCGGCCACCACATAGGGCGCGCACAGCATGCGTGTCATGGCCTGCCCGTGGCACTGCGGCAGGTCGTGGTCGATGTTGGCGATGCTTCGGTACACGTCTTCCGTGTGGTCGCAGGCTTGGCACTTCAGGGCGTAGATGGGCATATCAGTGCTTGATTTCGTAGCTTTCCAAGAGGTCGCGATATTTCTCCCTCACCTTTACTACCTCTTGATAGAGAGCCGCAGCCACTTCCTCCGGGTCTGCGCCGACCATCTTGCCGGCCGCCCAAAGTGCGGCAATTTCCATTGCTTTTTCGATATTCATATACGACCCTTTTGCGACCAAAACATCATGATAACAGCAATAATATGGCAGCTTCGTCGTCTTCCTCATCGAAGTCGATTGGCTTCCATTCCTTGATTATCTCAGCCATGCTGCGCATTTCTGCGGCCTGGGCGGGTGTCGGCTTCGGCGCCGGCTGAATTGCATGGGTGACTGGCTGTGCCAGAGGTGTAGGCTTTTGCTCCTGCTTCTTCGCCGGCTTGCGCAGCGCCAGCAGCCGGCCCGCGCCGTCGTGCGTGTCGACCACAGCGAACGACTGGAAAATCTCGACATTGGCTGACCAGGCATCTGCACCTGCAGGCATGTCGGCTGAGAAGTCGGCCGAGGTGCTGACATTGTCGACAGACCCGGCCAGTATGTCGGCGCCATCCAAAACCGCCGCCGACAGGCTGACAGTGATATCCACCGCACCCGAGAGAGTATCGGCACCATCCTGGATAGCTGCACTGAACCCGGGCGATGAGCTGACAACGTCAACTGCCGCGGCGAATATGTCTGCCCCGTCTGTCGTTGCCGATGCAAACCCGACCAGCACCGAAACAGCGCCGGCCAGCACATCGGCGCCATCAGTGGTCGCGCCCGCGAAGGAAACAACGGGCGAAACACTGGCCGACAGCGTGTCGGCGCCATCGGTCGTTGCACCGCTGAACCCAACGATTACCGAGACAGCGGAGGCGAGTTGATCCGTGCCATCCGCCAGCGATGCGGTGAATGAGGCCGGCGATGGTCCGCCGCCCCCGATCAGCGCAAGCAGCAGGCTCATGGGTCAGTCAGTCGAAGTATGAGATCGGCGTGACATGGCAGTGGATCACCTGCGATGCAGTCGCCGTGCCGACGACAAACTTCGCCACCGCCGCGACCCACTCTCCTGGCATCACGACAATCGGGGAGTCGAACATCAGAACGATGTCCGTTGCCTGGGCGCCGATGGCTGCAGCGACTGCCCACGCCTGAAAGCCGAGAGGGACTCGCCGCCAGCTCTTTGCCGTGACCGCCGTAAGCGCTACCGCCTCAGCCTGAGCCAACGAAGGGATCGTTGCGCCCGTGGCGCCGAATGCCAGCGACCACGCCAGCACACTCGCCGTCGTGGCCACCGCCGCGCCGACGTTGATCGAGCTGATCTTGATGCCGGTGATTGTGAGGTTTCTGGGGGGCTGGGTGATCGAGCCGACGGGGACTTGGTAGGCCGTGATGATGCCGTCAATGCCCGCCACCGCCGCCGTGATGTTGGCCTGCCCGCCGAGTCCGGTGACGTTGGCAACCGTCTGCGACAGCGCTGTTCCCGTCAGCGTGGTGGCCGCCGTAGCGTTGGGGAAGGCTGCCGTGGTGCCCATCGTGGCGCCAGCCTGGGCCTGATAGCCGCTGTGCCCTATGCCCGCCATTTGATGAGTGAACGCCTTGTTGTACGCCAAATCGCCGGCAGAAACGCAAATGTTTCCGACCTTGGTGATTGCTTGGCCAGACGCTGACACCGTGCCGCTGTTGCGCTGCATGAGTGTGACGGGCAGCGAGTCAGTTAGGCATGGGCTGGCCTGGCCTGTCGGCACTTCGATGTCGGCGAGCAGGATATCGTCGCGCCAGAATTCCACGTCCTGGTCGCTGATCGACAAAGTGAAATGGTAATTGACGTTCGCTGCAATGGTGGCAATCACCCCCGTTGCTGTGGTTGTACCGCCCGAGCTGATGATCCCTTTGATACCCGTCGAGTCGACCTGAATCCACACCCCGTCTGTCGGTGCAATGCCAGCCGTCGGCAGATACAAACCAATCTCTACGATCTGATTCGCAATCGGCGTGCCGCTGAAGTTTGCCTCGATCTCGACGTACAGCGTGGATGCCCCACGAATGCGGAAAACCTTGTTCGTTGACCACGAAACGAAGTTACCCGATACAGTTGCAGCGGCGCCGGCATTCAGGGCGATAAACCCCGATGCCATCGTCGTTGTCATCGTCGTGATACCGCTGATCTTCATCCGCGTTGTGTCTGGCGATGTTTCAGTGGGCGTGTGGTCATACAGGAGCGTGTCTGTACCGACGCGCAGCCGGAAATCCGATGACGTCTCGGGGCTCAGGAGGTACGGCGTGCCCGTGACCGTGCCAGGGTCGTTTTCTGTGAACAGACGGACAGCGCCGACCCCAGCAGGGCTTGCTGCGGCATCGCCCGTGAATACCGGCAGGCCGTTGGAGATGGTGGCAATGTTCGTGCCGTCTTTGCCGATTGACGAAATACTCATATTCCAGCCTCAGTTATAGACCCAGCCGACGGAATATGACCCGTGCGCAAGTCCTTGTGTGCATTTGCCGTAGATTGTGAACCCCACACCGGCCTGAATATTCCCCGCGACAACCTGTAGGCTTTCGACCCAATGATTGTCTGCAGTGTTCGTGGCAGTAGCAGCCGGAAGAATCCACGCCTCGACCAAACTGCCACCCGTGATCCCAGCAGACGCCACAGACACGCTCGTGTCGGTCGACGCTGCGCCGAAATTCAGGGTTGCGGTTCCAGTGGCGGACATGTCAAACGCCGAACGCCGTGACCGTCAAGCTGGTGAAATTGCACGTCTGCCCGCTCGTGATGCTGGCGCTTGTCACGATCATGTCGGTGCCTGATGTGCCCACCGTCCCCTGCACAACGGCGTTGGTGCTCGTGGCTGCAGTTGGGTAGATGCGAAAGTAGCCCACGGTCCCGGAATTCCCAGCCGTGGCTGATGCAACAGCCGAAGCCGTCAGCACGCCGCCCGAGGCAGAGCCGAACCCGCCAGCGTTGCCCGCAAATGTCACCAGCAGAGTGCCAGTGTCGGCTGTCCCGCAGTTCGCAGGCGCAGTGCCTGACCAGATCTTGATGACTGCAGAAGCGCCGATATCGGTCGCAAGCTGCGTCATCGCATTGGTGCGGTGTGTGGTGCTGTATTGGATGGCCATTATTCAACCCCGGCCACACGGCCCTGATCATCTCGGACCACCTTGCGCGGCTTGCTCATCTGCTGCATGACCCCATTGATTGCCTGCAATGTCTTGGCGTGCATGTCTGCCAGGCCTGCGGACTGCTCCTGACCGGCAGTGTCTTTCTCGACCACTTGCCGAGCTGCATCCTCTGATTTCTGCTGAGCTGCATCAGCCGATGCCTTGGCGGCAATCTGCGCAACCATGATTTTTGTCGATGCGTCCAGCTCGGCTTTCCACTGATCGAACGCCTGCTGTGCGCTGTCCTGCGCGGCGTCAAGCTCGGCCTGCATCTGCGCCTTCTGCGCTTCAAGCTGCTGCTGCAGGGTGTTCTGCTGTGCTTGGGCCTGCTGCTCGACCTGCGCCACCCGGGCTTCAGCCTCCATGCGGGCTTGCTCAAGCTGCGCATCAAGCTGCGCCTTGTGCTGTGCAATGGCCATCGATGCCTGGGCCTTCTGCGCCTCGCCCTGGGCCTTCATGGCGTCGGTCTGCTGCTGGATCTGCGCCTGGAATTGCATCTTCTTCGCATCCACCTCGCCCTGGGCCTGGATCTTGAGCAGATCGATCGGCGGCTGAGGCGGGGGCGGGTTGGCCGCCGCCTTCTTCATCTCATCGATGGCGTGTTCCAACTCCCCTTCGAGCGTCCTGCCGATCTTGAAGCGGCGCGAAACGAACAGCAGCACCTCACCCAGCAGCGGGCCCATCTGCGGCGCGCCGGCCACGATCGGGCCAGCCTCTTTCAGCAGGCCGCCGACGGTCTTTGCATATTCGAGCGCCGATTCCTTCTCCTGCGCCTCATCCGCGCGCACAGTGCTGTCGGTCTCGATGTCGATCCGGAACGTGCGAAGCGCGTCGTTGTGCAGCATGGCAAGCACCTCCTCCCAAGTGGGCGAGGTCAAGCGCTGTTCCATGGCTTCGTCCGGCTTGGGCGGGGGCTGCTGCGGGCCGGCGCCCATCATGCCCGGCATGGGCTGCTGCGGCTGCTGGCCGGAGAACATGGCCGCCGCCTGCTGCTTCTGGGCCACCGTGTCGAACATCTGCAGGCCAGACATCTGCTTGAGCGTTTCGGGCTGGAAGTGCTCGGCGATGATCTCCACCATGATCTGGATGGCGTCGCGAAGGAAGTGCTGAACGTCCTTGCGCCGGTCGCCGAACCGCATGCCGGCAAAGTTGCCCTTGATCTTCTGCGCCGTCGCCGTCTCTGCTGCGTCGGTATCGCCGCGCATGATGTCGGACAGGCCGGTGATCTCGTACATGTCGTTTTTGACATGCTCACGGGCTGCATACATCGACAGCAGGGCCTCAGCGATGTCCCGCAGGGGCAGTAGCTCGATCGTGCCCTTCAGGCCGCCCTTTTCGGCGAAAGCAGCCCAGGAGTCCACAGGTATCAGCGTGTTCTCGACGCCCTCATTCAGCAGCCGCTGCACGCCCTGGGCGCTGGCGTCGTAGACACCCGCCACCTTGAGCGACTTCGTCACCATCGAGATGCGCGCCGTCAGCTCGTCCAGGTCGTTGGCTTGGTCCTGGTACATCGAAAAATCAGGCGTAGGCACCAGGCTGTCATTCGTCAGCGTGCCGAATAGCGGGCGCGGGCAGGGGAAGAACTTGCGCAGCTTGAGCGGGTCGGGCCGGCAGTCCAACTCCTCGGGGTGGTCCTTGCAGATCCACACGGCCTCGCGCTCGGCTTTGTCCCACACCTCATAGACCACTGCCTTGCGGTCGCGCTCGACGTCGCCCGCCGTCTCGTCGTCAGGTTTGTGGTTGAGCGGCACCTTTCCGCCGATCTCCACGCCGAAGCGCTTCACGAGCTGCTTGCGCGTAAGGAAGGTGCGGCGCCACAAAGCGCCCACTTCTTCCCAGGTGCGGGCCTCGGTGTGGCCGAAGTCCTTTCGGTGCACGTAATCAATCGGCACCTCTTCAAATTCGACATCTTCGGGCGGTTCTGTCTCAACCTCTTCGCCTTCATCGGCCTCTTCGTCGTCTGGCTGGTCGCCGAGTTCAATGGCCTTGAATGTTGGCGAATAGCGCACCCACAGCACTGCCCGCGCGTTCAGCAGGTAGTCGAGCACGGCCGCTTTGAACACCGGGTGCGCGTCCTGGCTGCTCAGGGCGAATGATGCGCAGCGCTGCAGCAGTTCGGCGCAGGCGCGGCCCACCGGGTCGCTGTCTTTGAAGCGCCGGTCCACCTCGGGCTTGGGCGGCTGTGCGTACATCGCCGGCAACTGGGTCTGAACGTTCGACCAGAACGAATTGAACCGGTGCTGATTCGTCTCCGTGATGCCGCCGCGCTTGTCGATGTAGCGCTTGGCAATGCCGTCGCAGCGCTTGTTCCAATCCTCCATGCGCTTTTCATACTGGTCGATCTCATACGACCACTTAGCGACTAGCTCTGACTTTGGATGTGTTGCGTCAGTCATTTGCTACTTGCGCAGGGCGTGCGGGCCGGCTGGGTGGTGGGTGGTCATGCGTTACAGCAGCGCAGGCAGGTCTGCAAGTTCGTAGTTGCGAATTTGCACATACCCCGCATCAGTCGGGTGGGTTCCGTCAGCCGTGG